ATCAGTACGAAGGGTACACATGCATCGCTAAGGGACTTAATGCGCGTGAGCGAGCTCGTATGCTGAGGTCTATTTGGGATAGTTTTGTTGAGCCTACCGCATACATTTTGGATGTAAGTAGGTTCGATCAACATTGTCACAGAGAGGCGTTGGCCTATGAACACAGCTTCTATAAGTCGCAGTTCCGTGGTGATGAGTTTCTGTCTGAATTGCTTAGTTGGCAACTTGACAATGTCGGGTATGCTAGGACATATGATGGTGCATTAAAATACGAAGTGAAAGGGAGGCGGTGTTCAGGCGATATGAACACTGCTCTTGGGAACGTATTGTTAATGTGTGCTATGGTGACTACATACTGCAGGCAACTTAAGCTTAACTATAAAATATTTGATGATGGAGACGATTGTGTTGTGGTGGTGGAGAAGGGATCTGTTTTCAATCCTGGTAATCTTATATTTGATTTCTTTAGAGAGCTAGGTTACAAGTTGAAAGTGGAATCAACTCATAATGTATTTGAAGAAATTACATTTTGTCAATGTCGACCAGTCTTTGATGGTGTGAGCTGGGTCATGTGTAGGGATCCGAGGAAAGCCCTCGACAAGGATCTCATTAGCGTGCGCCCTCTTGAGAACATTAAGGCTTGGAAGGATCACTGTCAGAGTGTTTCATACTGTGGGTTGTCACTTTCTGGTAATTTACCTATCTTTTGGAAATTTTACAAGATGCTGGATGTTGGAGGCAAGGTTAACCTCGAGTTTCAAAGGTTGCGGTTTTTGATCAAGGGTATGGAACCTCGCTGCGTTGAACCTAGTTGGGAAGCTAGGGTTTCATTCTACAAGGCTTGGGACATAACACCAGACGAACAACTGCTTCTCGAAGCTTACTATGATGCCATCACACTGGAGTGGCACCCAGTACCCACTCGAAATATAAAAGATTATAGTGTAATATCAGAATTAAGATCATAAACATTTTAGACAGCATTAATTGGACATACATTTTACGATTCATACCAGCTATATTTTCAGCAAAATGGCCAAACCTAAGGCGAAAACCGCATCGAAAGCAC